TTAGGCATCGTTGAAATCAAATAAGGTTGGTTGTTTTTCTTTTATCATTCGTTTATGTACTCGGTCAATTACTTTTCTGATACCACGTTCAGTCATATTATATTTTTGGCTTAGTTCTGCATAGTTGTTACCTTTAAATGCATCATAGATTTGTAGATCACGTTGGTTAAGTTTGAAGATATAATCACGCGGAAAGGTGAAGTTTTGACCTCCAAATAGTTCTGAAATTGTATTTGCAATGCTATCACCTAACTGTGCTGCAATATCTTCAGGTAAACCGTAATCCATCGCATCGTTAGCTACAGATAATGATACATGTGTTAGTAATTCATGACGTTTAATAGACATTGCAGACTTAGTCATAATTTACGCTCCTGTTTTCTTCTTATACCAATCTAGTGCGCCTGGTATATTTTTTTCTAATTTACTAAAGTCAACACCAGCCCTATACATCTGTTCAAAATATTCTTCATTACTACTACGAATTGGTTTGTCTTCTTCTTTATGTTCAATATATGCAAATAAATGCTTAGTTGATTCATAAACAGATTTTAAGTAGTTATGATTTTTAAACGGTTTATACTCACTAGTTAAACGCTTAGCGTGAATATTATTAACTGTTTCCCGTAGTGCGTGAGCTAGATGCCTGCTTGGTTTATATAATTTTAGAATTTCATTAATTAAGTTTACTGCTCTAGAATTACTTAAATTTGATTTTTGAGTACGAAATAAACCAATATAGGCAATCATAGGTTTAGCACAGCCATAGTTTAAATTACTTACTAATATAAGTAGTTCCCTGCCAGAATCATCTTCTATCAATGCTTCTAAATTAATTTCATTATGACAAATTGGGCAACGTGTTAATTTCATGCTTCTTCCTTTATATGCGTTCTAGCCAACTTTTTAGGCTTTCAATTACAACCATTGCTTGTTTTTGAGTAAGCCAATTCATCACTTCAACACCAGTAATACGTTTTACATAAGAATTGATAGCTTTTTCTGAGCGGTTTTTTACTTCACCCGCATCAGCTAGTTCTAGCCATAATGAGCGTATTTTTTTATGAACTGGTTCTGTAGCAGTTATCCTTCCCGCTTTTTTTGATGATTTAACTTTAAAACCTTTCGATTTCAGATTATCAAGAACTTTTTCAAGTTCCCAAATTGTCATATCTTTAGTGCTGTTTTTTTTAGTTACAGTTAGTAATAGCTTGCGATAAGTATCATCATCAAGATTAAGTTGAGTTTTAGCGATATGAATTAACTTGATGTATTTAGATTTCATCTATTTAACCCCTATCAATGATGGACCTGAACTTGATACACCATGATTTAATTGAGCGGTTTTACCTTGTAAATAACCAATAAATTGTAATGAATCAAAACCATTACACTTTTTAGCATCTCTAACTTTGGCGGGTGATAAATCTTTGGTCTTTCTATATTCAGATAATAGATTTAGTTCCTCATCAGTTATTGCAAAATCTTCAATTAATTGATAAACACCATTAACCCAGCCAATACAGAACGCATTAGCTCTGTTGATTTTAGTGATTTTTTTACAATTACCATTCTGTTTCGATAAGAATTCTTTCCGAGCTTTAACTAATTGAACACTTAAAACATCAAAGGTATAAGCTGCTAGTTGTGGTCGTTCTCTAAATCCATAAAATGAAACCTTTCGTTTATTGTTTTCCCAAATTAAGTAAGCCCGCACGCCAAATGCGCTTGAAATTATACTTACTAATATTGAAAAATATCTTGGTGGTTTTTCTGCATTAGAAGGGGCATGTTTTGCCACTTTTTCCACAATTTGGGATAATTCTACATCTTTATTACTAATATTATGTTTTGCCATTAATTTGATGGCTTGATTCATAGCTATAGCTGCTTCGTGAGGATTTGTTGATTTTGCTAAAGCCAACAATTTTTTTATTTTTTCCAGATATTTTTCATTATTACTTGTCATAAAATTTCCTTAAAAAACTATCAATATACTGTTTCAGTGTTTTGTTGGATTTCAACTTCATATATTCTGCATAAAGTTCATCATATAACTTACCATCAACATAGCCCTGACCATTTACTTCACGCATAAATGAATGTTCATGACTGATTGAAATATAATGGTCGGGCATATAACGTTTAGGACTAGAGAATTTGCTCATTTGCTAATTCCTCAAGCTCGTCAATGATGCGATCAGCTTCACATTCAGAAAAACCACGTTCTTTACATAGTGCGATAAAATTAGCAATGTTGCTTAATATAAACTGATGTAAAATATAAAAATCTTGTTGTTGCATTGTTGCATCCTTTATTAATAGGTCTCAAAACCGTTACATCTTTCAAAGAACTCAATAAACATTTGTTTGCCTTTTTCGGGATCATTGCCAAACCAAAATTCAGTTGGTTGCCAATTTTTAACAGCTTCAGCACACTTAATAGCTTGTTTTTTAGTGGCATAGATTGGATCGTTTGTTAACGGTGGATTATTTAAAATCCCTTTAATTATTGATGTTTTTAACAAATGAAACCAAGTTCCATTGGGTACGCTGAAGCAATAGCATGATTTGCTTTTCGGGTTGAACTGAACAGTCATGATTAAACTCCCGCAATATCTAGTGAAATATTATTGTATTTACCTATATGATCTTTTTCTTTAAAATTGATATAGGTTTTAGATACGGCAATGCGTAATGATTCTGATATTGCATCCATAGCTTGTTCCCAGCGTTTATCTTGGATTTTAATTCGTCTTAATGACAATATCCGCCCAGTATTGAGTTCACCCTCTTTATCAACTTCAAATGCATCTGTTATTAACGTTTTTAAATTTTGATTGGCATCTTTAGCCCAGTCATTAAGGCATTCATCAATAATTTGTTTTGCAATTTGCAATTCTGGGCCAAATGTCAGTGTGTCTTGTACTGCAATACGTATCTGCATAGAGCCATCGAATGTACTAAATGTGACATTACCTTTTTGACCACCAATTTTTCGATTGTATTTTTCAGCTAATAACCCCATAAATGCATAACAATCATCAAATGCATTTTGTTTAAACTGTCGTAATACAGCTTGCAGTTCTTTAGCTTTGCTTACTTGTTTACGTACGAAAGCATCCATTTCAATATCATGTTCATCAATTTGTTGAATGGGAACCAAACGACCCTTGCGATCTTTTAAATATTTATTTTCTTCTAACATGATGTCACTCCTCAATTAATGTAAACGACTTATATCACGCTCTTTCCAAACTATCCGGCAACCGTTTAGTTCAAATTGACCAAAGCGATAATAGCCTTCATGCCTGTAATATGTTGCTTTACCAGCGGCTATAAATTTAGTGCATTTAGGGTGGTGTTCGATTTCAATTGTTGGTTTTGATAGCGAGTCATGATAAAAACCAACAACAGTTAATTCTTCATTTTCTAACGTGTTGATTGCTGTATTGACAGCATTTATTGCAGTATTGATTACTTGATTATTTACCATTTTCATTACATATCTCCCCGATCCTTAATGCACTCGACAATTATTTCGCCTGTTACCTTTTCAGCTCCGATACGCGCAGCTAGATTTAATGCATTTGAAACTAAATTGTTAACTGCCAATGGATAACATAATGAACGCACTTGCTTTTCGCCTCTGCGATTTGATACTACGCGTAATCGACTGATAATTTCATCAAATGCTGATGCGTCAAATAATGCTGTATAGTCCATATCAATCCGTGAAAATTTATGCTTGATGTATTCTTCAACTTTGAAATCAAGTGGCTTTAAATTTACAATTTCACAGCGTTGTACAACTTCACGAACTTCCGGGTTATATTCGGACAGCTTTGTTTGCAACTCTGTTTGTCCAATTAGGATAATTGACAGTAATTTTTTAAAACCCTCTTGGAGTTCATAAAATCTTTTTAGATGTTTCAGTGTTGGAATTGGCAATCCGTGCGCCTCTTCAATTATCAGCAGATGTTTACGACCTGATAATGCACTGTTCTTAAGTAGTTCGTGCATTTGGCGAGCACGTGCTTCAGCACTTCGGCGTGGCTTGGCTTGCGGGTTAATAGAGCTAATAATCGCACTACTAATATCCATACTTTTTAGCGATTTACCTTTAACTTCATTGTCCTCTAAACCTAGTACGTATGGTTCAATAACTGTTATGGGTTCATGATTGATATTGATGAAATCAATCAGATCGTGACGCAATGTTGATTTACCACTACCACTTTCACCAATAACCGCTAACATACCGCCGTGCTGAGCGGTTTGACGCATCGCTGCACGAACGTAACGAATATCGTCCGAAAGATAAACATCTGCATCTTGTGTCATCTCATCTGTAAATGGATCTCGTGGAATACGAAAATGAGCACGTGCATCTCGATTTATTGTTTGTTTTCGTAGTAACATATATGCTGACTCCTTTGTTAATTTCTCATTTGAGTCAACTGACACAGCGTCGTCCGCCAAGATTTCGGCTGTGTCAGTTTCTTCTTCAAAAATATTTAGCAAATAATCATTGCTTAAACCTAATTTTATTAATGCTCTTTCAATTTTCTGCTCTAGCTCTGCACGTTCAATAGAGCGTGGCCAGATGTTGCGATTCACAATTAAATTAATAACGGCCTGACTTATGCAATTACCCCTGTATTCAATGCACTTAGCTAACTGTGCTTGCTTAATATTGAATTGCTTCATTACATTTTTTAATTTCAACATTATTTAACACTCCTGAATATTCCTGTTGTACCATCACCTACAGCAATAGGTGTTTTGAATGTATGAATTAATGAATCCAATGAGTCTTCTGGCACACCATCTTTGTAACGTACTGATAGCCATTTGTTTTCATCTGTTGTTAGTTTTCGTCCAATCTCACTTGTAATTCGCATCAAAGCAGCAGTTAATGTTAATGTTGTGGTAGCCGGCTTTAAATGTTCCGGTGTGTCAATTTCATTGCCTTTTTGTTCAAAATACGCAGGATGATTGATATCTTCTAGATAACTGAGTGTATTGAGCTTGCCACCAAACGGCGCTACTTGTTTTTGTTTAGCTTTTTTGATTTCATCTTCTGTCATATCTGGATATGCAACTTGATCCATCGCTTTTGCTGCTTGTTCAATTTTAGTATCACCTTTAGATTTATATTCCTCGCCAATCACAGGTGCATCTAAACGTTGTCCAAATTTATCAAAATTACGATCTGGCTCAACACGATAAATCAGTGCTTCACCGTCATAACGAGGTACTTCAATTTGAATAGCACAATCACCGTAAACCAATGAGCGCACGCTGACTTTATCTTTAACAGCAATACCATCTAAACCTTTCAAGCTATAAATCAGCGAACTATCAGCTTGTGGATGTTTAAAACTAATGGTTAGATCAGCTTTAACTTGTCGCTCTTGCTCACGACTTGCCATTAATGCCTGACAAACTTCTATAGATGGCAATGTGCGTAATTGCTCTGCCGTAATATGTTGCCAAAGTGATTGACGTGATACAGGTTCTGATAATCCAATACGACGCAAACGTGTATCTTGTCCTGGCAGTCTGTTGGCATTATAGGCTTCAGCCCAGTTCAATGCCGCGTGATTTAACTCATCAATACTGCTGACAGGTTGAAACTTTAAACGGCTTTCAAATTGAGTTTCGATAATATTATTGGCATTTTCAACACCACCTTTAGCTCTTGCATTACCAGCTTCATGTTCTAGATATTTAACTTCTAAATGGTCTAGCAAGTTCTTGATTGCTGATGATGTATTAGCCGAACCTTTATCCCAATAAAGCAGCTGTGGTACACCATGAAATAAACGCCCATCCTGTTTACTCCATGCGAACATTAAAAACTGGAATAATGAATGCTGATTTTCGCCTGCAGCTTCGACATACCAAGGAATAATGATGCCAGATGCCCGGTCATAAAGTGTATAACGCCATACCTTATATTTAACTTTTGCATAGTTTTCTAACTTGTTTTTATAAAAATCGCGGTCACGCATAATATGTTGTTTATTTTTCATGTAATAAATCAAACATAAAGATGGATCAATTTCATGCACGTAGTTCGGGTGTAAAGCACGCAATGATTGCACAGGATTTGCTACTTTTTGCGCTTTTACGTTCAATTTTCGTTGACGCATCAATCGATTAAGAGTTGCATTACTGACATTAATTTCATGCCCATTTTGTTCCAATATGCCGCGTGCGGTTGTTGTAAACATAGTTTGCTTGCCATTATCCCGTACTGATTCACGACTCATTGTTGCTATTGCTAATAAAGAATCACTTGAAACACTTATCTTACCTTTATCCGCTCTTGCTTTACGCTCACTTGACCAACCGCAAACTTGTTTTAACTGTCTGTAAATGGTTTGTCTTGAATAACCTAAAAAAGCCTGTGCTTCATCCAAAATCACACCACGTTGCCCGTGGCTGACATTATCCAGTTTTATGGCAACTTCATTTAAATATTCACGAATATTTGGCGCAATCATGTTAATTACCTTTTAAATTACTTATTCATTAATCTCACTATCAACAATGTCAGAACCAATCTCATCACTAAAATTCATCCATAATCGTTGATACGTGTTTTTACTCTGCTGAGCTGTTAATTTTAATGAACCATGTAATATCTTAATTGTTACAACTAATGATTCTGGTAATGAATAAGGCTCTTCAGGGTCATAATCTGGATCATTTTCCATAACTTCTTTTTGTAACTTATCTGCCATTTCCATGTATTGCCTTTGTCGTTCTAGTAGTTCATCAATACGTGATTGCGTTTCTGCTATTTGTTTTTTAAATGGCTCTAAACGCTCATCAAGTGGTACGGTTTTCATTTCAAATTGAGCTAATTTTATCGCTAGCTCTTCTTTTTCCTTAGCTACATCAGCATTACGTTTACTAAGCGCTTTATAATCAGCTTGTAAATTGCTGTTTTCTTTTTTGAGCTGCTCTTTTTCTTTAGAATTTTTAGCAATAAATTCTTCTGCTAGTTCAACTAAAGATTCTTTATCACCAGATTTCGCGACTTCAATCAGTGCAGTTTTTTGGTCTTCCGGCAGCTTACGATATTGGCGTAATTCACGGTATCCGATACCCATGCGAGACATAGATTCAAGCGCTTCCTCGCCGAATGATTTTAGGTTTGCTATATCTTGATTAGCTTTTTCATCAGATACTCCTAACAATGAACAAAATTCTTCCCAAGTTCCTTTTAACTCCAAACCGTTTGGAGTTTTTTTCCCTGATAAATTACGATAAAGCTTGTTTTCTTTCACAAAATTTAATTTAGAAGCCCAAACGGTTTGGGAAAATTTTCCAAAAGCATCTGCCATTTGAGCTTGTCCTAAAAGCTGATTAACAAGATCCCGTTCTTCGTTATATTCACTTTGAATAGTTGTAAGAGTATTCATTGTGTCATTAATGCTTTGCTCATTGATTGTTGGTAGTTCAACAGCTTCTTTTGTTTGTTTTGCGGTTCTTGCCATTTTGGTCATCCTTATCTTGCGCCAGCTGTAATACGCTGATTAATTTCTGTTATTTGGTCTTGCATTTTAGAGATGTGAATTGCATGAGCTTGAGCAATCTGTAACATTTGTACACTATGAGCAAATAATCCATTATCCAGTTTAATAACGAAACCTTCCTCTATCAGTGTTTGCAATGCGCGAGTAACATTTACTGGTGATTCATTTATCATTTTTGCAATATCACCATTTGATAATCCAGTTAATGTGTAACCCTTAAGTGCTTTCAAAACTCTTAATGCTCGGCTTCCTGATGTTGAAATTTGTAATTTATGCATGTTTTTCTTCCTTTTGCTGTATATGAAAAACTGTTACAATCAATATTAGCCAGCTTGTTTTAGACCAAGTTTTACTGCTATATCATGTGTTTTACCACGATGAGCACGGCTTAAACCATTTAGAACGTTATAAACAACAACAGGGTGGTAACCATTTTCAATCGCCCAAGATTTGATGGTTTTACCTCTTTGTTGAAATTGTTGTTTAACTTGTTCGGGAGTGAGAACTTTTGGCATTTTTATCTCCTTTGATATAAGTTATTAATAACTAATTTATAATTTATATGATATATTTTGTGACTTTTAAATCACAAAGTCAAGAGGTATTTTGTGACTATTACATCACCAAAAGATAGAATTAGAGAAGAACGAAAAAGATTAAAATTAACTCAGGCTGTAATTGCTGAGTTATTTGGTATTCAGCGTGAAACTTGGAGTAGATACGAATCAGGAGTAATTAGCCCCGGAATGGATGTCTTGATTGCGTTTTCGAAACTTGGTGCTGATATCCAATATATTTTAACTGGTGAAAAACAATTAGGATTAATCCTAACTAAAGAAGAAAAAGAATTATTAGATTTATATCGCAATGCGCCAATAACAATTAAAGCAGCCGTGCTAGGGGCGCTAACAGCTGGCACAGCGCAGCAAAATTCTAAACAAACTATTGGAAGCGTTAGCGGTGGTCAAGTTTCGGCGGAAAATATCACTAATTATAACATTGGGGTAAAAAGGAAAAGGTGATGATATGGAGCAACGTATTAATAATGTTTATGATGGCCAAGTGGCTAATAATATCTATAATATCAGTATAGAACCGAAAACTAAGAAACTGGATGTGAATCAATTATCATTGAAAGAACTGTTAGATGAAGCATTGCGTTTAAAGGCAGAAAACAGAAAGATAATAAAGAGAAAATATCTTAATGTTCCTTCGATTTCTATTGTGTTTCTCTCCTTATTTTTAATTTTTGTTTCGCTATTAAATGTGAAGTCTATTCTAACAAACGGTATTTCAAACCCTTTATTTTCCAGCAATACTTTATTTGCTATTGTTCTCATTTCTATGATTTCGCTTTCAATTTTATCAAGAATGTTATATTCACGAACTAAATTTTTAAATCCTTTATTTGTTGAAAACAACAAGGTGATATATGAATTAGAGCTTGAAATTCAAAGAAGAGAATTGCGTGGTGAGAATTAATATTATAAAAGGAAAAAATAAAATGAAAAAAATGGTTTTATTAGTATTAGTTATTGCATTTGGTTTAACTTTAACGGGGTGCGCGACGAAGAATTACGGGCGCCAAGGTGAATTGACTCAATACGAGAAAGACACAATGACGTGTCGTGAGTTAGCACTAGAACAAGCCAAAGTGCAGGGTTTTATTGAGCATGTCGAAAAGGAGAGTAAGTTTGACGGCCGTTCTGTTTTATCGTTTCTAGGCGATTTTGGTGTTGGGAATGTGATTGAGAAAGGCGAAGCATTAAAGAGTGCAAATAAGCGTTTAGATCAGTTAAAAGAAGTTGAAAAGCAAAAAAAATGTGGTGATATCGAAGTAACAAATTAATAGTTTTTTAAGTTTAGAAGAGGAATTTCTTATGCCTTCGATGATAATAAATGGTGAATTAACGCTTCAATTTAAATTAGCAAATTTAACATTAAACCAAGAGAAAAATATTGAAATTGTTATTAAAGGTTCTGAGTTTCTCCTAGAGGAATCTGTTACACCTCCAGAAGGATCCAATGACAATCGTCAAAATTATTTTTATATAGCGTATCGTTATGATTATGATCTTGATATACGTGTAGAGTTAACTATTTATGTCTGGGCTGATGGAAGTATTAGTTATGAGATAGAAGAACCTATTGAGTTCAAAGACAAATCAGAGCTTGGTGATGAATATCAAACTAAAGCGTATCTAATTAATCAATTTGATAATTTAGAAATAGAATTTAATCCCAATTTTCCGGAAAATGACGAATTTTATTAGTAATTCAAAAATTAGCATTTGTTCATCAATAATAATTAATCTGTCCGTGTTCAAATTACAGATTAACTAATCAAGATCATAATAACCTCATACGTTAATTTATAACTTATGAGGTTTTTTTATGAAACATCCAGTCAAAAAATTATCAAATATCAGACTTATAAAATGGTACCTTCTCGTTATCATCTTATTTTCAATCATTGCTTTACTTTCACCTCAACAGTTGCCTGTTGTAGCTTATAAACTGTCTCTAGTTTTACTTTCTGCCGTGATCGGTTATCACCTAGATCGCGCACTATTCCCATATGCGTCTCCTGGAAGTTATCTTCTTTTTAATTGGAAAGATGGCCCCTACAAAAAAGGCTATGGAAAAATTAACAAGGGTGAAAATTATGACGTTGCATATCCAGTAATTAATAATTATCAAAATATTTTTGCCGTTGTACTAATTCGCCGTGCATTAATTGTTTCTGCCGTAATTCTTGGTGTAACACTTGGATTATAATCATGCGTTATTTAACTTTAATTGTCGTTTTCATGTTGTTTAGCTGTCATTTGTCGCCAGCATTTGCATCAGTTCCACCTGAAGCTAAGCAGCATCAACGCGAACTAACACGGAATGCACGAGCAATATGTGGTCTTGATGCGCCTGTATCACTGTTTGCCGCTCAAATTCACCAAGAGTCACGCTGGAAAGTAAACGCAAAATCACCAGTAGGCGCACAGGGGCTAGCTCAGTTTATGCCAGCAACGGCGGATTGGATTGCAGGGGCTTACCCTAAATCATTAGGAAGCAACGAACCTTATAACCCATCTTGGGCACTGCGTGCCTTAGTTCAATATGATTATTGGTTATATCAGCGTATTAATGCAACGGCGAGTGATTGTGATAGATGGGGATTCACCCTTTCGGCATATAACGGCGGACTTGGTTGGGTGAATCGTGATCGTCAGCGAGCAAAACGAGAATACCAAGATGCAACACATTACTGGGGCGTTGTTGAAAATATTAATGGCGGTCGTAAAAGCATTAATTTTAAAGAAAACCGTGATTATCCGATTCGCATTATCTACCGTTGGCAACCTGTTTATATTGCAAATGGTTGGGGATTGGGAGTTTGTGATGATTAAATTTATTACTCGTTTCTGGAACATAAATAAAACAAAAATTTTTATCGTATTTGTTTTTTTGGTTTGTGTTTTTAGTGCGTTTATGTTTGGTGTTCATGAAGGTAAATCAAAGGCAAAAGTTAATTATGCTAATCAAAAAGCTAAGGATTCAACAAACGCACTCAATAATTTTATTGCTTCTACTCAGCATTTAATTCAATCAGCAAATGAAGCAAGTAATCATTTAGCAAAACAAATTGTTGAAAGGAAAAACGATGATGAAAAATCGACTGAAATATTACGTAAGTTGCTGGCCTCACAATCAAGTGATAACAATAATTGCGTGTTTGATGATGACGTCATGCGCATTATCAAACAAGCAAGAAATAATGCCGTCACAGCAACAACAAGTGGTTTTACCAGTAACAATGGCAACACCATGCGAGGTTCCAGTACCAATACGAAGTAATTCTGGGGCAGCAGCTATTGAAGCGCTAAAAGTTTTATATGATCAGTATGGACTCTGTGCCAGCAAATTGATTGAGATTATTAATTATATTAATGAGGTAAATAGTGGACAACGCTGATATTGCATCAACATTAGAAAATGATGTACGTGAACGAGCCATCGCCCTGCATCAAACAAAAACAGGAATATCAAGTTTATATTGCCGAATTTGTGAAGAACCTATAGCAGAAAAACGTCGAAAGGTTTTAGTTACCGATTTATGTATTGGGTGTGCAGAAATAGAGGAAAAAAGGAATAAGCGATGAATTTTAATGAATTAACGTTTAATTGGCCGTTTTTACAGTGGGTTGTGATGGCTGTTGTTGGGGTCTATTCGTGGTTAATTGGTCGGCAATCAGCAAGTCAAAAAGAACTACTAGACTTACGTATTCGGGTAACACAAATTGAAGAAACAGTTAAGTCGTTGCCGACTCAACATCAAGTAACAAAATTGATTGAAAAATTAAGCAGTAATGAAGCCACGTTGACCCAGCTGTCAGATCGATTATCTGGTTTGTCACATCAGCTTAATAATATTAACCAATTTTTATTGAAAACAAAGTGAGGGTCTATGAGCTACGCTGAATTTTTAAAAGAGGATCAACGTTTGGTTATTTTGCGTATCTTATATGAAATGCCGAGCTATAGCAGTAATTCTAGCATTATCTATAGTGCGTTAGATCATTATGGTCACGCTATTAGTCGTGATCAGGTTAAAACGCATATGAGTTGGTTAGCGCAGCAAGATTTGATTAAAACTGAAACCATTGGAAACGTAATTGTTGGGCGGTTAACAGACTTTGGTGCTGATGTTGCCACAGGTAAAGTTGTTGTGCCTGGTGTAAAACGACCAAGCGCGGGGTTCTAATAAAATGGGACGTAAATCAACGATACACAAATTAGAACCTGAAGTACGTAGTTATATTGAACAGTTATTACGCGAAGATCGGTTGACTCTTGATGAAATGATTGCAGGACTACAAGAAAAATTCCCAACAAATGAAACACCAAGCCGTTCAAGTCTGCATCGTTATCAAAAGGGGTTTAATGAGATGACATCATCATTACGTGAAATTGAAACAGCATCACGTATTTTGGTTGATGAATTAGGTGATAGTGTTGATGATAAATCTGGGGCACTACTTGCTCAGGCTGTGACTACTCTAGCAACTCGTGCTGCATTTAAGGCACATGAATCAGAAGATATCACGATTAAAGAAATTAGCTTTTTAGCAAAAGCCGCCAAAGAAGCCATGCAAGCAAGGCAATTAAGCTTTAAAGAAAGGCAGGAAATCGAAAAAGCAGCACGTGAAAAGTTATTGCGTGAGCAAAAAGAAAAACTGGATGAGCTAGAAAAAACAGGCGAAGTACCAGCTGAGATGTTAGCGAAAGTAATTAAAGCGGCGTATGACTTATGACAGTAAAAAATGAACCAGCCTTAAAACTCTATGACTATCAAAAACAGTGGGTAAACGACACTAGCCGTTTTGCTATTGCTATGTTTTCAAGGCAATGTGGTAAAACCTTTACCAGTACATTGCAAATTGTGCTCGACTGTTTGCGAGCTGAAGCTCAGGGGAAACGTGCGCGTTGGGTTATTTTATCACGTGGTGAACGTCAAGCACGTGAAGCCATGAATGAGGGGGTTAAAGTTCATCTGCGTGCAATGTCCGCAGGTTTTAAAGAACTCGATTATGATTGGGATGCCAATATTCGAGCGTTAGAAGTTGAATTACCTGGTGGTAGTAAAATCACAGCATTGCCTGCAAATCCTGATACTGCTCGTGGTTTTAGTGCTAGTGTGTTACTTGATGAATTTGCCTTTCACCAAGATAGCCGTGCAATTTGGAAAGCACTGTTCCCAGTTATTTCAAAGCCCGGATTAAAATTGCGAGTCATTAGTACCCCAAACGGTAAAGGGAATAAGTTCTATGAACTGATGACTGGTAAAGATGATGGTTGGTCACGCCATGTAGCGGATATTTATCAATGCGTTAATGATGGGTTACCTCGAAATATTGAGGAATTACGCAAAGGTGCCGGTGATGATGATTTATGGGCACAAGAGTTTGAGCTTAAATGGTTAGATGAAGCGAGTAGCTGGCTAGATTTTGATTTAATAACCAGTGCCGAAGATGAAAAAGCGGGAGTCCCTGAACACTATACTGGCAATCCTTGTTTTGTTGGCGTTGATATTGCTACACGTAATGACCTATTTGTTATTTGGGTCATTGAACAAGTGGGCGATGTTCTTTGGACTCGTGAAATTATTGAGAGAAAGCGAATCTCTTTTGCCGAACAAGATTTACTGCTTGATGATGTTTTTAGACGTTATCGTATTATTCGTATCTGTATGGACCAAACAGGTATGGGTGAAAAACCTGTTGAGGATGCTAAACGGCGCTATGGTGAAATGGTCGTTGAAGGTGTGCTATTTACCGCTCCCAATAAATTAACATTAGCAACACAAGGTAAACAAGCATTTCAAGATAGAAAACTTCGTATTCCAGCTGGCAATAATGCCCTTCGTGCCGATTTGCATAAGTTGAAAAAAGTTACTGGAGCAACGGGACAACCGCGTTTTGTTGCTGATTCAGATAGTAACGGCCATGCTGATAGAACGTGGGCTGCATTTCTTGCAATTAATGCTGCTAGTCAAAATGTATATGAAATTGAATACCAATCACTTGGGACTCGTAGTTCTTATCGTCCATTGAATGAATATTCAGGTAGCACAGAACTGGAAACAACCGATACAGGATTTGGCACTGTAAGTGGCGGTAACGATTTTGGAGGATTTATTTAATGCTATGGTTTAAAGGCAAAAAGCCACATGTTGAGACAGGAAGAGAATTAGCCGGAACTGGTGAAGGCAATGACATTACGCGGCCGTATCTTGGTCCACTTGCTGAAGCTGATGACAGCGTTTTACGAAAGAGAGGCGGAGGTCGTTTAGATATTTATAAAGAAGTATTGAACGATGATGAAGTTAAATCGGCATTCACACAACGCCAAGATGCAGTTATATCTCGCGAGTGGAAAGTTGAACCTGGTGGAGATAAACCAATTGATGCTGAAGCTGCGGAGGCTATGAGTGAATTATTAAAATCAGTTGGCTTTGATCGTGTTACAAAACTTATGCACTACGGTGTTTTTTACGGTTATGCCGTTGCGGAGCTGATTTATGGTATCAAAAACAATATATATTGGATTAACGATATTAAAGTTCGTGACCGCCGCCGTTTTCGCTTTACTCCAACCGGTGAACTGCGTTTATTAACTCAAAATAATATGCATGAGGGTATAGCTTGTGAAGCGCCTTATTTTTGGCACTATGCGACAGGTGCAGATCATGATGACGAGCCCTATGGTTTGGGGCTAGCTCATTGGCTCTACTGGCCATGTTTTTTTAAACGCAACGACATTAAATTTTGGTTAATATTTCTTGAAAAATTTGGTATGCCAACTGCTGTTGGTAAATATGGTACTGGAGCAACAACTGAACAAAAACGCGACTTACTTGCTTTAACACGAGCCATTCAAACTGATAGCGGGATCATCATACCCGAAACTATGAATCTAGATTTACTGCAAATAGCACGCTCTGGTGCAGGTGACTATAAATCGTTTTATGACTCAATGAATGAAGCTATTCGTCGTGTTACCGTGGGACAAATTACCTCGTCTGGTGGTGCATCTAATTCAATTGGTGGTGATGAATCACTACAAGCAGCTGTGCTGGCATCAATAGCAAAATCAGATTCTGACGTTATGTGTGAGTCTTGGAACCGCGGGCCTGGGACATGGTTTACACAGATGAACTTCCCTGGCGCTGCTGTTCCTCAAGTTTCGCGCATTTTTGATGAGCCTGAAGATCTGAAATCGCTATCCGAACGGGATAAGAACATTATTGAATCGACAGGCTACCGCCCAACTTTGGCTCATGTGCAAGATACCTATGGTGGTGAATGGGAAGAAAAAAAACAACCAGAAGAGCTGATTAATGCACAATCTTCAAAAAAAGTTGATTTTGCGGAACAACAACCAAATACCTTTGCACCTGTGTTGCAATCAAATCGTTTAAATACTGAAATGCAACCAGTTACCGACCAATGGATTAATCAAATTAAAGAACTGGTTGATAATGTTCAATCATTAGAAGAATTACGTGATAAGTTATTTGAGCTAATTCCCGATATGCAATTAGATGAATATGCAAAGGTCATGGCTGACGCATTAACAGCAGCTAATTTAGCGGGTCGCACAGAACTACTTGAGGATAGCAAAAATGACTAATATCACTTATGGTTCTTTGCCTTTTAAAGAGCAAATAGAGTTCTTTAGGCGTAAAGCAAATGTACCAACAAATAGCTATGCTGATATCTATAACAACGAACACGATTATGCATTTGTGGTTGCTGGTGCTAATCGTAATGCTCTACTAAATGATTTCCGGGTAGCAATTGATAAAGCAATTAGCCAAGGCACGACACTTGAAGAATTTAGAAAGGATTTTGCCGAAATAGTCGAAAAACACGGTTGGAGTTATAACGGCAGTTTCAATTGGCGTTCCCGTGTCATCTATGAAACCAATCTAAATTCATCTTATCAAGCTGGACGTTATCAACAATTACGTGATGCTAAATTTCCATACATGGAATATTTGCATAGTGATTATGTTGAACATCCTCGTGAACTTCATCAAAGTTGGGATCATCTTGTATTGGATTTTAATGATCCGTGGTGGAATACTCACTTTCCACCCAATGGTTATGGTTGTCAGTGCCGCGTTCGTGGGCGTACCGCAGGTGATTTAAAAAGGATGGGCAAAAATGGGCCCGATACTGCCCCCGTAATAAACTGGGTTGATAGAGTTATCGGTGAAAATAGTGGTAATCCTAGAATTGTAAGAGTGCCTGAAGGAATTGATCCAAGTTTTGAGCATATTCCAGGGCAATCAAGGCTTGATACATTTGTACCTAATCCTCTTGATAGTGATCCAACATTAAAACGTGGTGTGCCATCTATTAAGGCCGTTGATGACTGGCCTTCAATACGAGAGGTTAACAAACAACGATTACTTGAAAAAGGCTTAACTGAAGAAGATTACGCCAATATATTCTTAAATGAATTTGGTGCAACGTTAACCAATCCTGCTATTTTTAAAGATGTAGCGGGCGAAGCATTAGTAATCGGTAAACAGCTTTTTACTGTCAGTAAAACAGGTGAGTTAAAAGTGACTAAACGCGGGCGTGAGCAATTTTTATTGTTACTTGCTGATTCGTTAAAACTGCCGGATGAGATTTGGACAAGAATGGAATACTTTGATCATCTGCAAAAATCGGTAGTTCGTCGGCGCTATATCTCACGTTTTATGATTGATGGCGAAATTAAGCCGATGCTCGCAGTATTTGAAGTTGGTGATGATGGTTGGCTCGGAGTTACAACATTTGCGCCTGATAACCCTGAATATTTAGAGCAGCTTAGAGTCGGTATTCGAGTGTTTAAACGAGCATAAAATAAAACCCAATCACCGCCACGATTGGGTCGCTGTACGTGGGATTCGAGGCTTTGGCGGAAGCTGCCCGTACATACGATAAAACTAGTATAGGTGAAAAAATGACTGGCGTAAATATTGAATTCAATATACAAGATGCATTAGATGCCTTAATTACAATTGAATCAAACCTTGATGATACGCAAGGATTATTTAATCATATAGGTGAAACATTACTTGATATTCATGAAGCGCGCTTTAATGCACAAGAATCGCCAGACGGCATACCTTGGCAATCTCTTTCACCATGGTATAGAGAGAGTAAACCAAAACAAAAGGCCAATATTTTAACGCTCGATGGCACTCTGCGCAGTACATTACACTGGCAAATAGATGGTGATACTTTATTATTCGGTACTAATATGATTTATGGCGCAATTCATCAATATGGTGGCACAATTAAGCCAGTTACTGCAAAAGCACTCAATGTTGGTGGACGTCCTGTCAAACAAGTTGTAATTCCTGCCCGCCCGTGGCTTGGTGTTAGTGCACAAGATAAATTACTATTGGTCGAAGTTGTGCGTGAGCACTTGGGGTTTGCTTAAAACGTCATATATCGCATTTTAAGCGATTTACTCTAAAATCCTAGCCAGTTTATTTGCAAAGTACTATCATCGACTCGTAAATGCTTTATAATAAGTTTTAGTGTGCATTTCACTTCATATATCATTTTAGACTCTTCCAAACACATCCTATATTTATCTGTCCCAGTTCAGATTACCCCATTTTATTTTTTTGTCATGATGCTCTATATCAATTTATTGGAGCATTTTTATGGCACTTATTCCCGTTTTTAAACCTGGCACGCACACAGCTATTGATGGCCGAAAAATCACGTTCACATTAGAGAACTGTATTGATCTAGCTGAAAGTTATGATCCAAATTTATCTGAAGCGCCAGCTGTTATTGGTCATCCTAAATTAACCGCTCCTGCGTATGGCTGGGCTAAAACATTTCAAATCAAAGACGGCTTGGTTTACGCCGAACTTGATCAAGTTAACCCCGAATTTGCTGAAGCATTCAATTCAGGTGCTTATAAAAAACGTTCATTATCAATCTATTTACCAGAATCACCAGGTAATCCTAAGCCTGGTCATTACTATGCGCGCCATATTGGTTTTTTAGGTGCTGCTGCACCAGCAATTAAAGGTTTACCAGATGTTAGTTTTGCCGAATCTAATGGCGAACACGGCGCTATTGAGTTTGCCATGCCATTTAATGACGATTTTTTATTGATGTTTTCAAATCTGCGTGAGTACTTGATTGAAAAAGATGGTATCGAAAAAGCAGATCAACTTTTACCAAAATGGCAACTTGAATATTTAGCTGAACAAGTTGCACAAAATAGAAAGGAGAACGAAATGCCACAACCAAACAACATCGATTTTGCAGAGCAACAAGCCAAAATTGATGCAAAAAATGCAGATTTAGCTGCACGTGAACAAGCATTGCTTGAAAAAGAACAGAATAACAAACGGGCAGAATTTGCCGCATTTGCTGATGGATTAGTTAAAGACGGAAAATTAATGCCCATCCATAAAACAACCGTCGTTGAAGTTTTTATGTCGCTAGGTAACGAACCTATTTCATTTGCGGAAGGCGATACAACTGTTAACAGTTCGCCCGCCGATTTAATCAAAAAAGTGCTTTCAGAACGTCCTACGTTTATGGATTTTTCTGAAAAATCTGCTGCTGAAGATGATGAAAATACTGTTGATATACAAGACCCGAAGGCAATAGCTGAAGCTGCGGCTCAATATCAAAAAGAACAAGCAGACAAAGGTAATAATATTTCGATCAGCCAAGCAGTTACGCATGTGACCAAGGCTAAAAAGTAAAACTACTAATTTTAAAGACTGATTATGAATATCAGTATCATTTTAATTTTAACTAAAAGGTTTTTATATGAATATTCCAGGATTAACAGTAGCAAAAACCGCTGAAGGCGAAGTCAAACCACGCGTGATTGTCTGTCATGGTAGTGAAGATGGGCTAGCAAAAACAGCGATTGACGGTAACGCATTATTAATCGGTGTATCAACAATTGTTGGTGGCGGTGACGGTGAAGTGTTTGATGTTGTGCGCAGTGGGTTGGCACAAGTTTTTTATAGCGAAGCAATTGCGATTGGTGACCCAATTACTGCTGCAGCAGATGGTAGAGCGAAAAAGGCGGCTTCTGGCGATTTTATTATTGGCTACGCTGAGGAAGTTGGCGATACAGATGAATTAGGTTCTATTTGGGTCTGCCCTAGCAAACTAGCTTAACATTTTTAACTAATGGTCTAAGACCTTTAATACACAATTATTTAGAAGGAGTTTTATATGCAACGCCCTTTTCCCGTTGAACCACAGCTAACCGCAATAGCGATTGCGTACCGAAATAACAAGTTAATAGCTGATGAAGTATTACCACGTGTGCCCGTTTCTAGCACATCATTTAAATGGCTGGAGTTTGATTTTTCAGAGCGATTTACTTTGCCTGATACCAAAGTCGGTCGGTCGTCAAAACCAAATCAAGTTGAGTTTAGTGCCAAAGAGCAAGAAAGCTCAGTGACTGATTATGGTCTTGATAGCCCTGTTCCTCAAGATGACATCGACACAGCCATTACAGGTTACAACCCTCTCGGTCATGCAGTTGAAGCGACAACTGATTTAATTTTGTTAGACCGTGAGGTGCGTGCTGCGAATTTACTTTTTAATGGTGCAAATTATAACAATAAACAAACATTAACTTCAGCAGAACAATGGAACGACCCTAATAACAATCCAGTCGAATCAATCACTGATGCATTTGACTCAATGATTCAGCGTCCGACCATCGGCACGCTAGGGCGCCGTGTAGCAACAGTATTGCGTCGCCATCCTAAAATTGTTGCTGCATATCATGGGAACGCAGGAGAAAGCGGTTTAGTCCCTCTCGAATTTTTAGCTGACCTGTTAGAGCTAGACGCAATTTATGTCGGTGATGCATTTTTAAATAGTGCTAAGCCGGGTAAATCCCCTGTTTTACTTCGTGCGTGGGGCAATAAAGCATCATTCACTGTACGTAATAAATTAGCAAACACTAAAGGTGGTATCACGTTCGGTTATACAGCTCAATTTAAAGATCGCGTTTCAGGTTCAATTGCTGATCCTGACATTGGGTTGCGTGGTGGTCAGCGTGTACGCGTTGGTGAATCAGTCAAAGAGATTGTGGTCGCAAAAGATGCGGGTTATTTATTTGAAAATGTGATCCCCGCGAACCTGTAATTAACTTGATTTAAACCGACAGCAATCAGTCATTTATTACTGTCGGTTAGAGATAAAAATGATGAATATTACATACATCACATTGCTAAATTTATCAGAACGTCCTGGGCTAACTGAGCTTGCACAATTGGTAGCACAAGATGGTGAAATCCCCGCAGATGCTAAGTTGTTAGATGCCATCATTAATAGTAATGACATTTCAAGTTGGACATCTGATGAAATTACTAATGCAAATCGAGCAATCTCACGCATTAATGAATCAATTGATGATGCTGAGGCTGAAATAAACGGTTTTTTACGCCAACGTGGGCATAAACTACCGTTAATAACAGTACCGCGCCTACTAACTGAATGGGCACGAATTATTGTGCGTTATAAACTGCATCGTAACCGTGTCTCAGATGAAAAAAACGATCCTATTGTACGTGACTATAAACAAGTTTTGGCGTTTTTAAAATTGGTGGCAGAAGGCAAGTATTCACTGGGTATTGATGACAAATTACCACCAGCTGGCGGCGTGCCAAGACAAACAGGTCCGACTCGTATTTTTGACATGGGCACGCTAAGGGATTATGGGCGATGAGCAGTCAACCTTTTGATGTATCAGTAATAGCTGAAAAATTAAAAGAGCTAACAGCAAATAAAACTCTAGTTTTTGTTGGAACAAGCGCTGAATACAGTAAATTGACTGATTTAACTTCAGCGCCAACCCCCGCGGCGTATGCTCTATTAGGTAAAGAAACACCAAATGATAAACCAGCGGGAACACGGCAGTCAGTAAGTGTTAATTTTGGTGTTGTGATTGTTGCTCGTGATATTTCAAGCCAAGCAACAAATATTAATAACGTTAAACAATTAGCAAACCCCGTCATAGGCGCGGTGCGTGATTTGTTGATTGGTAAAACAGTTCAGTTTATTGACGGAGTGCGCCCAATTAGTTGGATTGGTGGGCAAACGTTAGGTTTTCAAAACGGTGTATTAGTGTGGATTGATTCATACCAAACCCAACACTTTATAGGTAGCCGATAGATAAATAGTTTTAGGAGAAAAATATGTCAGATTTATTAATGAGTCTTCAGGGTACGATTAATCTTGCTACCCGAAATACTGCAAGTTCACCTGTTCGCCCTAATGCGTTTCGACATGTTGGAACCGCCGATTCATGCGAGATGGAACTGAGTGTTGAAACCGTGACACAAAATGAATCATATACGGGCCAACGCTTGCAAGTTGGTGAATTAACACTGGGTAAAAGTGGCACATTAAATCTTACGTTAAAAGATTGGTCAATTGAAAATATTGCGTTAGCGCTTTATGGTGAAAAAATTACTGTTGATGCAGGTATTGTTACTGATGAAAAATTACCTGATGGGCTCGTTGTCGGCGACCGTATCAAACTCGCGCATCCATTTATTGCTGATGTTGAATTAAAAGCTGTTGATGGTTCGACTTTAATTTTGGGTACCGATTATGAAATTGAATCATCGCACGCCGGATTAATCAAATTATCAACGTCAGCAGCATTAACTGCAACGGTTGATTATTCATATGCTAAAACTGACAGTCTAGGTATTTTTACTCGTCAACCCCCAGAACGCTGGTTCATGTTAGATGGCATTAATACAGATCGCGATGATGAACACGTTATTGTTGAATTATTCCGCGTCAAATTTAATCCAATTTCAAATTTCTCATTATTACATAACGAAGGTTATGGTGAACTGCCGTTAACTGCGACTGTTCTGGCCGATATGAGTCAAACAAAAGACAGTTCACTCGGTTATTTCGGTTCATATATCCAAAAAGCAAAATAATTAATTAGCTATGAATTGCGGTGAAATTATACCGCATTCACTTTATCAATTTGCAGGTAAATAAAATGGCAGAAAAAGTGACAGCAAAAAATGAAGAATCCAATGATTTGGAAGTTTTAATGCCAAATCGTGAAATTACTCTAGCTGGCGAAATAATTACAGTACGCGAATATTCATTTAAAGATGCATTGACCATTGGACGTGAGATTGACCAATTTGCAGCATTAATTGTGAATGAAATGAATGGTTCAAATAAAATCACTATTGAGCAAGCCGACATGCTTATTATGAATAACCTAGAGCTTGTTTATTCATTAATCAGCACATCAATTCAAAAACCGATTTCGTTTATTGAAGCGTTGTCATATGAAGATGGTTTACAACTACTTGATTGGTGGTGGGTTGTTAATTCTGGTTTTTTTATGAACGCTGTAACTCGCAAAATTATTCGTCAAAATGCCGTAAAACAGCTAAACCAGTAACGTGGAGCGAAGTTTTTACGCTATTAATTAAAAATGGACACGATGCACAGCAGTTACCAAATTACACACAACGACAACTACTGATGTATTACGACGAAATAATTAAGTTACAAAATCGAGAACGCGCTAACAATATTGAAGATATCAGTCTTGGGTTTGGCGGTAAACAAATTACAAACTTTGTAAAACGATTACGCGGAGAGTAATAATGGCTAATAACGATATGAATATTGCAATGCGATTCACTGCTGACGTGAATCGTGCTAAAAAAAATATTCATGAAATCGGCGATGAATTAAAAAGCGTTTATGAAAAACAAACTGACGCTATGAATCGTGGTCAGCGAGCTATTATTGAATTAATTCAGCAAGAAAAAGCTGAAGAACGTGCGCAAGAAGCGGCTGCAAAAGCAGCCAAAGAGCATAACAAAGAGGTCGAAAAGTTACGACAAGGATTAGATAAACTACTTGCGAGCATTGACCCAGCAACTAAAGGTTTGAGTCGGTTAGATGAATTAGAGAGTAAATTAAGAAAATCCAAAAAAGCAGGCGTGATTGATGGTGAAACATTTGATGATTATCTCGGAAAAATAAACAATCAACGTGCAGCATTATCAACTGTTGAATCTTTAAGTAATAGTACGCAAAAACTAAATTTAAATTCAAAAGCCGCACGACGTAGTTTATTTATGATGTCAAAACAATTAGCTACGGGTAATTTCAACGGGATTGGTAATTCGATATTTTCTATAGCTAACATGACTGGTAAGTTGCCACCTCTGTTCAGTGCAGCAACATTGTCTGTTGTTGGATTTATTGGAGCGGCATATGGAATTGCAAAGGTTTTATCTCGTATTTCAGCTGAGCAAGAAATGTTCAAGAAATCACTAGTTTCGACTGGAAATTATGCGGGTACAACAGCGTCAAGCCTTGAAGCAATGTCTCAAAAAATTGGTAGTATTGGCCATAATTATTCCGAAACTAGAGAAAACATCGCACAGTTAACCCAACAAGGTCAATTTTCAGCTAAGTCAATCGAAAACATAGGTACAGCTGCTGCATACATGTCAGCATTAACAGGACAAAGTAGCAAAGAAGCGATATCCAGTTTTAACAATATTCAAAACTCAGTTACTGAATGGGCATATGAAACAAATAAACAATATCATTGGATGGATCTTGCTACATACCAACGGATAGCTGCGCTTGAAGCTCAAGGGGACACAGAACAAGCAATTGCTGTTGCCACTGGTAAATATGCAGATGTACTCAAAGCACGTGCTGAAGAAATGAAAAATCAACTAAATTGGTTAGAAACAGCATGGGTGAATTTTAAAAATGGTATTAGCGATCTCGGAAATTCTATAACAACGGAATTAAAGTTCAGTTTTGGCTTAGCAACATTAGATGAAGAAATTAAAAAAATTGAACAAGCCAAGAAAAGAGGTTTTTATATTGTAAATGGCTCAGATTCTATTGAGTACAATGAAAATGATGATAAATTGTTACAACAAAAGTATGCCGAACGAGATAAGCTGCAAAATGAAGCAGCTAAAAATCGGGAACAAGCAATTGCCGCCGAAAAATCCATTTCCGCTCAAAAACAACTTGATGAACTTCATAAAAAAAATACAACTGATGCAGAACGCCAATCTCAAGCCGTCGAACAATTAAATAAAAACTACCAGGCACTATGGGCCAACGAAAAAGGTCGTAAAGATTTGCAGGCTCAAGGTGTTTCTTCAGATGACGGAAAATCATTTTCTGGCGGTCAATATGATAAAGATGTTAAAAATATTACTGATAAAGGTATTCTTGAATACAATAAAGGGGTTGAAAAATCACTAAAACTGACAACAGAACTGCAACGAGTGATGCATGAAATCAATGAAGGACAGTATAAAAATGCATCACAAGCAGAAAAAGACAGAGCTATTGCACTAGCGAAACAAGTTGACGCTAAAAATGCGGCAAAACATAACAAAAAAACTGATTTTTCATTAAAAAATGATAAAAACAATCTAGCATTACAACAACAATTAAATGAATTGCTCTTGGGAACCAAAGCTAACGATCAGACAGTTGAACAATGGTATAACAATTTACTGGCTCAGTTTAAAAAAACAGGTAACCAAGAAGGCATCGATTTAATCGACCAAATATTGCCACTTAAAAAAGCTGAAGCAAATCTAAATGAAATCACTGCTAAAATTCAGCAAGCGCAATCACGTCAATCAACCAAAGAACAAAGTATCCAGGCGCAAGTAACAAGCGGATTAATTACACAAGTAGAGGCTCAAAGTCAGTTAGTCGAACTACATAAGCAAACAGCGCAAGAGCTAGAAAATTATTTACCCACCTTGCAAGCAATGACTGAGTTACCAGGGCAAGCAGGCGAAAATGCACAAAAGGCACTAGCAACACTTCAGTTACAAATTGCTGAGTTAAATAAAACCACAGATGCACTTACAAACGCTTTTCAAAACGGTTTACAAACAGGTATCCAAAGTAGTCTAGACAGTTTGGCTAAAGGCACATTTGAACTAAAAGACGCATTGTTAAACTTAGCGCAAAGCATTTTGTCGTCAATGGCGCAAGTTGCTAGTAAAAGTCTTGCCGACATGGCGATGAGCGGATTATCAAATCTGGGAAATTCATTATTTGGTACAGCAACAGATGCTGCTGTTGATAGTGCAAATGCAGCCGCCTCAGCAGGTTTAATGGAAACAGCTATTGCTACAAGTACGGCTACCGGTGCCGGGCTGATGGGTGAGTCAATTTCAATGTCAGCAGGCATTGGAGCTGAAACAATTTCAGCATCGATGGTGACAGCAGGTACAGCAGCGGGTGAAATTATTAGTGCATCTATGATTGCTGCAGCGGGTGCAAATGCGGGTAGTTCGGCAGTTGGTGCAGCAGCAGTTGCAGCAGCTACAGGGGGGTATATTTCGGGACCAGGTTCTAGCACATCAGACTCAATTCCAGCGCGATTATCTAATGGTGAGTTTGTTGTGAATGCCGCATCTGTTAAAAAATATGGCATTGATTATTTACATGCTATCAATACAGGCCGTGCTCATCGTTACGCTTCAGGAGGATTGGTTTCAAATGTTAGCAGTCCTAGAGCGCCAAATTTATATGATGAAAATTCAACATCACGCACTGCTAATCAATCACAATCAGCGCCCGTTATTCAACAAACGTTAGTTTTAGATAGTGGTGAAATGATGAAATCGGGTATTAGTTCAGTGGCAGGTTCACGGGCAATGATGACGTGGATAAGAGCTAATTCTCAAACGTTAAAGCAGGAGTTGTCATAATGAAAAAATTTTTATGGCAAGTAGAGCCAGATTGGACTAATGGTATAACTGAGATATTAGAATGGAAAACCGATATCTTGCAATCATATAGTGGCGCAGAACAGCGAATAGCACGTCGTTTATCACCACGCAGAACGTTTGAATTCTCCATTCTAATAAATGGTAATGAACGTACACGATTTGAGAATAGATTGGCATACGTTGGTGGTAATTCGTGGTATTTCCCAATTTTTACTGATGTGACCTATTTGGAAAAAGATGTTGATTTAAATGCTACAGTTTTGCCATGCAGTACCCTAGGTCGTGATTTTGTGGTTGGTAATAAAGTACTGATTAAAAGTGAAATCAATAATTGTAATCAATCTGCATTGCTCGAAGTCGCAGCTGTAAATGATTATTCAATTACATTAGTTAATCCGATTAAAACTCGGTTTAATGCTGGCGCATGTATTTATCCGGTTAGATTAGCTGTGCTAACAGATGTACCCGAGCTAACTCGTTACAATGATGATTTATTAAGTGCTCAAATTCGATTTCGAATTAGTGAGCATAATGCTTTTAGTAATGATATTTCATATTTACCAGTTTATCGACATTTTCCTGTATTAACTACGCATCCTGATTGGTCTGAATCACTTAAGGGGCGTTATGAGCGATTTTTAATTGAATTGGATAATAATTCAAGCATACCAACACGATTAGATACTGCACGGTTACCATTTTTTGTACAAGAGTTTAGATGGTTTGTAACTGAACGTAATGAGCAAGTTGAGTTACGCAAATTGTTTTACTATTTAAATGGTTGTCAAAAATGCATTTGGGTATCAAGCCAATCAACTGACTTTAATGTTATTTCCGTAGATGGTCGAGTTATTGATGTTGAAAGTGTTGGATTTAATGAGATTGGATTAATACCTGGTCGAAAAGATGTAGTCATAACTTTATGTAATGGTGATGCGATATATCGTCGGATTGAAAAAGTTGCAGCTATATCTGATGAAATTGAACGACTACTACTCAACGATTCAATCAATGTCAATGCTGCTGATATTTTGTCAGTTTCGTTTTTAACATTGTGCCGTTTAGATAACGATTCTGTCAACTGGGAACATGTAACTGATGCGGATGGTTTAGCAAATATCACATGCAGTTTTAGAGGGATACGCGATGAGCTGGAATCAATTTGAATATTCAACAAATAATGGTAAACCGCTAACACTATATGAATTTGTTCATAATGAACAAAAATATTATCGCTATACAAATGCTGACCGTGATGTTGAATTTAATAATGTGATTTGGTTCAGTGAGGCTATAAGCAACACAGGTTTAAGTATTGGTTCAGGTAATAATTTAGAAATTACTCTGCCATCTAATAATGATGTAGTGCGACTATTTCGTGGCGTACCACCAACTAAGCCTGTTGTTATCCGTATGTATCAGCTACATGAAAGTTCAAATGATTTTAAGGTCATCTGGATTGGAAAAATTCAAGAAGTTAAGCGTGAATCAATAGAAAAAGCAAAACTCATTACTGCAAGTGTTGCAAGTTCGTTTGAGCGGAATGGCCTCAGGTTAACTTACGGGCGGTCATGCCCTTATGCTCTCTATGATCATAACTGCCGAATTAGACAAGAAAATTATAAAACATCAAATATCGAAATTATGGCGTTGGATGGTGCAAATATCACCGTAAATTTATCAGGATTTAATTCGGGTTATTTTTCAGGTGGATATATGGAATTTTATATTGATGGTATTCAAGAACTGAGAGGGTTAAAAGTTCATGAAAATAACACAATTGGGATTCTTGGCGGTACACAAGGCTTAAGTAAAGGTATGAGAATTAATTTATATCCAGGATGTGACAAAACAATCAGAACATGTAATGAAAAATTTAATAATCATCTGAATTATGGTGGTCAACCACACATACCAGGTGTGTCGCCATTTACGATCGTTAAGCTATTTTAAGGAGAATAAAATGTGGTGGGCTGTTGCTAAATTTGTCGCTGTTATTGTTGCTAGTTATGTTATTGCGCGTGTTACCGCGAAACAACCAAAAAGTAATAGGCCTACTGCGGCAACAGAAGATGATTGGAATATGCCAATTCCAGACGAAGGTACTCCTCAGTGTGTTTTTTTTGGTGATTGTTGGACAGCTGACTGGTTCGTTCTCGGATATGGTAACTATCGTTATAGCGCAATTCGTAAATAACAGGGATTCATCATGAAAATAACAATGGAACATATACGTGCTGGTGGTGGTTGTGCGTGGGGATTACGTGAGTTTTTCAAACGTTATAATCTAGATTTAAATGCATTTATAAAAAGTGGCTACATTGATGAAAAAGAACTAATTGAAACTAATGACGCATTAGCTCTACATATAATAAATATTGCCAAAAAGATGGATAAACGAAATGGGTTCTAAAAAGAAAAAAGTAACAGTTGGTTATCGATACTCATGGGATTTATTTTGCGGACTAGGTCGAGGTCCAATTGATTCTATTGTTGCAATTACAGCTGACAAAAAAATCGTACTGCTTTGTACCGAAAATGAAGCCACATCATCATGTTCTATAAGTATTAACAAACCAAATTTATTTGGCGGAGAAGACACTGGTGGCGAAGGTGGTATACAAGGGAACCTTGAAATAATGATGGGTGAAAAAAATCAAGTACCATCATATAGTTTATCAAGTATTTTACGCGGACTGATTCCCGGGTTTAGAGGGTTAGTTACTACTTTCTATTCAGGATTAGTCAGTTGCTATAGTGCATCACCAAAACCGTGGAGTTATCGAGTTCGCAGAACAACAAAAGGATGGGATAAAAATAATACATGGTATCCAGGGAAATGTTTGATTGTAATGCGTGATGATATATCTGAAATAGTCGGTATTGATGGTGAAATTGAAGGTAGATTTGGCCCTATTAACCAGCTGATTTCAGGTACTGGTTCTATTATAGATATTATTAACGGTCAGCCTAGTAAAAATAAAGAGGAAATAGAGAGAGAACGCGAAGAAGCAAAACGAAGAGAAGAAGAGCGGCAACGAAAAATCGCAGCATTACGTAACGATCTGAATTATAACATTCGCAATATACATGCAATGAATCCAGCTCATATATTATTTGAGTGTGCGACTAACAGAGACTGGGGGCGAGGTTTGTCATTCAACGACATTGATGTTGATAGCTTTAAAAAAGCGGCAGATACACTATTTGCTGAAAAATTTGGTCTTTGTTTTCGATACAATCGCCAAGATCAGCTTCAAACGTTCATACAGCAAATTTTAGATCATATTGGTGCTGCGCAATATGCGGATCTATCAACGGGAAAATTAACGTTAAAACTTATTCGTAACGACTATGATCCAGCATTATTACCTCTATTCACATATGATAATGGTATTTTATCAGTGCAAGACGACGACAGTGCGAGTTGTGACGCATCATACAATGAGATTATTGTTACATATCACAACCCCGTAACACATGAAGATGGAGTTGTACGTGCGCAGAACTTGGCATCAATACAACAAGTCGGATTGATTAGTAATTCTGTTGAATATAAAGCTGTACCGACACAAAATTTGGCCGCGCGCATTGCGGAGCGTGATCTTGAAATGAATGCCGCCGGAATTACACGATTGATAATTAAATTTGACCGCCGCGGAGGTATATTAGAGCCCGCATCTTGTTTTAGAGTATCCCTGCCCGACCGAAGCATTGAAAATATGATTTTGCGGGTGGGGAAAATAGAAGAACAAGGAGATGGTTCATTGCTAATTACAGGAGTTCAAGACGTTTTCAATTTGTCTGAAACTGCATACAGTAGTAATCAACAGGCAAATGAAAGCATTATTCAAGATAATACTATCCACGCTGTAAATAATGTCAAATTAATTGAACTGCCGTATGCGCTCCTTGTATCAAGATTAAGCGCTGCTGATTTAGCTTATTTAAAGCCATCATCGGGGTATTTGGGGGTTATGGCAAAAGCTCCAACATCAATATCAATTAATTATGTATTACAATCGCAAGCAGCAGGAGCTGAATCAATCAATGAAAGTCAATGCGATTGGACTGCTAGTGCAACATTAATTAATGATATTGAAAAGTTAGAAACAAAATTCGAAATTAAGATTGATTCTGATTACCAGATGTCAATTGGCGAAGGCATTATAATTGATGACGAATTCATGCGTATTGATGAATTTGACGTTGAAACAAATATGTTAACGGTTGGTCGAGGTTGTTTGGATTCACTGCCAGCATTCCATCAAGCTGGTGCGACAATACGTTTCTATATGAGTGTGTTAGAAACAGACAACATTGAATACATCAGCGGCGAAACAGTTGGAGTTAAACTGCTCACGCAAACTAATTCGGGCAGACTAGATGAAGATATTGCTCCAGTTGAAAAAATTATTATGGGTCATCGTCAAACTAGGCCGTATTTACCGGGGAACATCAGGGTTAATGATTCAGTATATCCAGATCTAATTGAACCTGCTGATTCATATGTCGTAAGTTTTACTCATCGTGATCGCGTACTACAAGCTGATCGGCTAATTGATTGTTTATCAGATAATATAGGTCCAGAACCCGGCACTAAATATATAGTTGAAATTGCTGATTATTATACAAAAGAAATATTATGGAGTTTTAATACTACTGACACGTTAATTGCATTGCCATATGTCTCAAATCAAGATCATATCTATGATGATCGCCACATACTCACATTGTATAGCATGCGGGACGGTTACGAATCGTTATACAAATTTACAGCTGAATTACCGGAAGGCCATTTGGTTGGAGGTGAATATGTCTAATCAAAATGAATACTATTACGGTCAAGGTAAAGTATTTCTATCTCAACTAAATAGTGATAATGGGCAATGGCGTTGGATCGGCGATGTTTCATCACTAAAAATTAATTTTGAATTTGAAGAACAATATAGCAAACGCAGCATTGGAGGCAAATTAGTTAATAGTAAACGTTATATCACGTTTATTGGGGGAAATGTCACTGCTACATGGTTTGATCGTTCTGTTGAAAACCTAGAATTACTATTGCGTGGAAAGTCTGTATCACATCAACAAAGTTGGGCTGAAGATGAATTTAGAAATATAAAATCTGGCATGACAATTTATCTACAGCATCAAAATGTACGGGATGTATTCATAGAAAATCTAACAGAAAATACTGATTATATTATCGACTATAACGCTGGTTCTATTTTATTTATAACAAAACCACACTCGCCCTTATTAATTGAATATGATTATTCGGGACTGGATGGTATCAGTATTTTAAATAATGAACCTCAAGAAATTGCACTTCGTTATGTCGGTCAAAATATCATTGATAATAACTCGGTGAATATTGAGCTTTTTAGATTATCACTAGATCCGATTGAATTCATTAATTTAATTGATGACAAATCAGAATTTTCAAATGTTGAAACAACATTACAACTATTACCGGATTTCACAAAAAATTCAAAATCAGATTTTGGGGTTTTCGGACGAATGATCAAATTTAATGATTTTATCAATATCTATTATGACGATGAAATTGCATATGATGAAACGCACGAATTTGTTTATTAAAAGGAATAACATATGGAACATTTACCTGAATCATCAAAATGGGAAGACGTAGTAACATTAATTCAACGAAAAGATCGTGTTGGCGGTGGCATTCGAGGTATAGCAAACAAACCTCATATTGAACTCGCAAATCGAACTCTATATCTAAAACAAAAGGTTGATAATAATACAGCGGCATTAAATCTAACATTATCTGCATCTAATAATAATCCTAATTTTAATGCACAAAATAATCGTATTGAAAATCTAAACAATCCAGTCAATCTAAAAGACGCGGCAACTAAAGGTTATGTTGATGCGTCAGATGAGCTATTACAAAAACAATTGAATGAGTTAAAAGAAGCTCAAATTGGTTATGAACATGTTGGTAATTTTAATGACGGATGCAAATTAAATATACGTAATGAAATTGTCTATGATGAAATTACAAAGAAGTATTATGCATGGGCTGGAAATCTACCGCATGTTGTCGCTCCACAAACAAATGTTAATAATGAAATAAATGATGGATTGCCGTGGTTGGTAATTGAAAACTCAAACGAATTCAATGCAAAAATTGAAAGCATTAAACAAGTAGCTCAAAGTGTAGCAACAAGATTTTATGGTTTTAGAAAAGAAGGTGCAAAGTTGATTTTAGAACACGCAGGGCATATTGACAATAAAACACTTGAAATTACTGATTTTATCGAGTGGTTAATAGCTCCGGGGGGGTGTGAATTTAAAATTAAAGATAAAAATCTATTATTGATTATATAAATAGAGGAGATAAAAATGGCAACTATAAATTTGGGAAACATCAGGTTTAACTGGTGTGGTGAATATAGTGAAACAACGACATATTATCAAGATGATGTCGTAGGTTGTAACGGTTCAAGCTACATAGCAAAAAAAACAACTAGAGGCATTAGCACTGCCGACCGTAATATTTGGGATTTAATGGTCGCTGGGGCAGAAAAAACATACGTTATTGGTGAACAAAAATTAATGCCGTTCAGGCTATCAGAATTACCACCAGGCTGGTATTTTAGGAATGGAGATAATTATTTACTAGATTCGCCACCCGGGCGAGCGTTAGACAGTCTATCGGCAAATTATAAAGAAGACTATAAAATCACTATAAAAGTAATTAATGGTCAGCAATATATCAACGTACCCTCAGCTTTTGCGTCTGATGGACGTGGTTATTTTGAGAGAGCGGTAGACGGAACTAATCGAGCAGTTGGTAGTATTGAAAATGATGCAATTCGTAATATAACTGGTCAGTTTTTATCATTTTCTGCACTTGATGCAAAATTGTTTTATAAGCAGTCAGCTTGGGCGGCAGGAGCGCTTATTGCAACAAGTAACTCTCACGGTATGTCGATGAATTGTTTTGATGCATCGCGAGTTGTACCAACCGCCAATGAAAATCGACCACTCAATATTGGAATGACACCAGCAATTTATCTCGGAGTTTGATATGAAAAATTATTATTTTGACATTACAAATGAATTAAAACCATTTACACAACAGCTTGACGCTAATAAAGATACTTTAGCTCCAGATAACGCATTGCGGATTGCGCCAGAATTTAAAGAGGGCTATCATCCTTGTGAGAAAAATGGAACATGGGTGTTAGTTGAAGATCATCGTGGTGAAATAGTTTACGATATTGAAACTAAAGCGTCAGCTAAGGTTGATTATTTGGGCCCAATTAAAACAGGGTTTACTTTGTTAAAACCATTTCAATTTGGTAAATGGGATGAAGAAAAATGGGTTTTAGATGAAAACGAACAAAACACGTTTAAAATAAAACAAAATAAATCGCAAAAAAATTTATTGCTAAACGAGGCAAATGAAAATATATCAATATTGCAAGACGCAATTGATTTAGAAATGTCAGAAGACGGTGACGAAGAAAAGTTAAAGGCATGGAAAAAATATCGAATTTTATTGAATAAAATTGACGCAACAGATATAAATGTAATTTTTCCAGAAAAGCCGTAAAATGTAATTTATTTTCATATTTAGAAATAAGCGACGCAACTAATTATCAATTGATTTGCTATATAATTATCGCGCGTCGCATCAGTATCCAACTCGAAGTACAGCCAAAGGTAAGCCTAAAGCTTTAATTTATAGTCCTGAAGGATTTACCGAATATGGATTAAAAAAACTATCACGTGCTTGTAAACAAATCGACACAAGAGGCAGTGTTTTATTATGTTTTGCCGATAGTCAAAAATTATCTAATTGTAATCTGATGTTCTATTCCGGATACAAAGCTATCGGAGGTTTTCAGGCGGGTAAATCTTCCGTTGGTTTTTCTTTTGATTTACCTGAAAGTAAACAAATTATTGATAAAATGGCATCGTTTATAACTGGATTAGCACAAAAATTTAGCCATAACTTTATTACTATGAATAGTAGAGAAATTCCTAGTTCAATTTATATCTTTCCGCCACGTATAAACTTATCTTTAATGGCTTACATACCTAGTCCATTACAACATAAAGATTATCCAGAAGTTTATCAATTAATACCAATTATAAAAGAGAATAAGCATGTTGGTACTGTCATTGTTTTATTTGATCATTTTCCTAATATACAAAAAAATATTAATGATATTAAAACTATGAATAATGTGGAATTGAAATTGCGTGAAGCAGATCTTTTACCTATGAAAAACGATTTATAA